ATCCTTTATCCTCATGCTTGCCCCCCTCTCCCTCTCTCCCCCCAAACAAGCACTATTCTGAACTGCCTTGTCAATATGTGACGTAGCGTCACTAACGTAAATAGGTATCATAGTACCTCGTTTCTCTATTGACAGAGCGAGCGCTACGCAGGCTCGATAAAACGTATCACCCTTCGAGGGCGATTCGTTTTGTTCGATGTGGCCTGAGGCCGTACTCACATTCTCCTTATGGATGTCACCAGTATGATCGTTCCGATCATGCGCACGGCCGCCACCTCTGGCGGCCTAAACCTGTTGGGCAAGCGATTGCCCACCAGCTTTACGCTGGGTCTCTTGCGCGTAAATATATCCCCCCGCTCGGAAGAACCTGAGTCAATGATCTTCAAAGTAACGCTAGGTAACTCCCCAACTGGAGTTACCTTGCATTACTTCTTGCCCAGCAAGCTGGCGCTTCGCGTCATTGACTAAGGCCTCGTCGGGTAAGATGACCGGAGATTGTTAATCAATCAAAGGAGAAGGTTATGACTACTGAGTATCAAGAACTAATAGTAATTGATGAAGATGATGTATGGGAAATACAAGAACTCGCTCAATCAATTGCTCGTCAAAGTCAAGACTACCCAGCGGAGCTGGCGCTTCGCGGTCTGGACTATGACAACCAACTGATTAGCTTCTAAAGATGTCGAAAGACAATAATATAAACTTAACTGAAAGTGGAGAACACAATGACTAACGAACTTAAAGCAATCATCGCAGACGACATGAACAAAGCATACACAGGTCAAGACGACATCACTCTTAGCCAAGCTCTAGCAAGACTGGCAGCAGAGATGTATGACCCATACATGAAGTTTGATAACGAGAAAGGCACATACAGCGAGACCAACGCGAACCAATGGGAGCAATTCTTCTTCTTTCAGAACATATGCAACCACGCATGGGCTGCGCTATATGATACTCGCACCAACAAGAAGGGCTACGTCAAGGGCGTACAATATAAGCTGGACAAGGCGCAAGCCCACTTGAAGCAGGTCTCGGCCTTATATGATGGGACAGAGATCGCACTTAACAACGTAAATTCAGCAGAAGGCTGGGTTCGTAAGCTCGAAGCCAAGGTGGCAATGTTTGAAGAGATGTATCACACAACAGCCAATATGATGAGCGTGGCAACAGGCTTTGACCACAAACCATATGAACCTTGGCTAACAGCTGAAGAAGCTAAGCCAGAAGCATCAACACATAAGGAAGACGAGCTTCGTGCTAAGCTCTTAGAAAGAGGCATTGACCTATCAGCAGGGCATGTCGCTAACACTAACGGTGTTGAAACATCAGAGCAAGAGGTGGCGTAAAGCGCCACCAAAGGGAGCCAGCAATGGCTCCCTTTTTTTGTCGGGTCAGAGTCCCACCACAGGGTACGGATGGCAAGCTCCCCTCTCAGGACACCCCTTGGGGAGGGTGTGTGTGCGCGCGCGCAAGCTCAGCACTACACCGACAAACGTAATCCTCAAATAAAAAGGAGAAACAAAATGGGTGATTGGGAAGACAGAACAATAGCAATCATCACGCTATCAATATGTTTAGCAGTCATAATAGTTAGCGTCAGTTACGCAACGTCATAAAAGCGTCCGACCATATACTATGGTATAAACTTTAAATAAACTTCTAAGGAGAACACAATGGACACCATCAACACATCAGCATTCAACGCAGCTTTGATTGATCTCATTCATCAAGTTGTAGAACAAGAGCTTAAAGATAGAGAGGCTCCAGCCTTTGATATCTCAGAGCATGAGTATGAAATCAACGACTTGATTCAATCAGCACTATCAGGTGCAAGCATAAAAATCGATTTCTAAGGAGAACACAATGGAGATATCAGCACACAGAGTAACCAACGTCAGGGTTAAAGTAACAGTCCATGACGACTTTGCCGTCAAACAAATCAGCTTTGTTGATGGCGATGGACGTAAACTAAAGATCAATATGTTCGGTAAAGATAGGAACGATCTTAGGTTTATGATCTCAGAAACAATAGACGCAAGGGAGAACGCGCTATGCTAGACTTTCAATCAAACAGCTACAACTTTCCAGTAGAAGAGCAGCCCGTATATACACAAGAGGGTGAGCTTATCCCAGATCACAAGTGCATCGTGCGCACAGACACAGGCAAGACACTCGGCTTGCATGGGTCACGGTATCGAATGATACCGCACGATGATGTAGTCAACTCAATCCTTGATGGAGTTAAAGCAAGCAATCTGACCAGTGACTATGAGGTCAGCGTCGATGTGATCGAAGATGGCCGTAAGCTAAGAGGTGAGATTATCTTTCCTGATCTGGTGCAGCAGCCAGCAGTAGGTGACTACGTTCAGTTCCGTGTGAGCTTCTTCAATAGCTATGACGGATCATGGTCCTTTTCTCAGCAAGCCAATGGTCTCAGACTGTGGTGTCTCAATGGATGCACAACACCAGATGCTATTGCGAGGTCACGCTTCAAGCACACAGCGTCAGTCAACGTGGACGGGAGTGCTGCCAAGATCATAGGTGGTGCGGAACATTTCATGGGACGCAGCAAGCAGTGGCAATCATGGATGCAGACACGATTGAACAACGATCAAGTCGAGCAGTTCTTTCGGTCAACCATATGCAAGGTAGTAACCAAGCAACAACAAGTAACCAAGACAAACGAGAAACAACTTGAGAATCTTATCTCAGGTTGGGACCGTGAGAAAGTAGATCTTGGCTGGAACAAGTGGGCATTGTATAACTGCCTGACCCATTGGGCCACGCATACCAATGACCTCAAGTCACCACAGATTGCACGTTACAATCGTGAAATAGCAATCAGCAATGCAATGAATCACAAACTGTTCACCTCCATGGTGGGCGAGAACGTAATCTAAGGAGAACACAATGCGTATGTCACGACAGCACTATGAATTTCTAGCTGATAAACTTGGGCCACTTGTACCGTGGCCCACCCATCTTCATAGCATTGCCGATGAACTCGAGGCAACGAACCCAAGGTTTGATAGAGATAAGTTTATCCAACGTGGAACCGCAGCATGGGAAGCTAACTATGTAGCTCCCCTCATCGAGGATGAGATACCGTACCAATGAATGTATTCAAGCACACAGTATGCTGCCCCGTATGCACTGGCGATGGGTTCATAGAAGTAGAACACATGCCAGCTCGTACATCATACAACGATCTGCCTGAGCCTTACTGCGAAGCAGAGACTTGCGAGAATTGTGGCGGAGATGGAGAAATCGAAGTCGATGATGTTGACTTTGACGAATAAATTGCTGCACTAATGCAGCATGAAATCGTATCTTCAAATAATAACAGACCAAGCAGCGGAGGCTAACGTCTCCCTGCTCAAGGCATTCAGTCGAGCAAACATTCCAACATCGACATACTATAGAACAATCAATGGAAGCACCGAGATACGGTATGATACTGCATTGAGGGTACACTATGCCATTGAACAAGTACGTCAGATTCAACAAGCCGTTGCGGATACCAAAAGATTACGAGCCAATGGTCAACCTGTTAATAGACGCTCGATTAAAGCGCGAGTTAAGTCAAGAAAAGTTAGCACATAAAATAGGATGCACAGCATCACTGGTACACAAATGGGAAACACACAAACGAATACCCTCTGGGTTCATGCTGATCTGTTGGCTGGATGCACTGGGCTATGACATCGAAGTCACTGAAAGGTAAAGCAATTCTATGCGCGGCATGTAAAGTAGCCACTCATTTCTATGTTGCAGTACTCAAAATAAATAGCGGCCGCTCAACAGAGAAGCACTGGTATGTGTGCATGAGCTGCTACGTCAACGACAAGTGGCAAGAGCCAACGTCAAAGACAAAACCAAACAAGAAACGAATGAAGAAACCTGCCGTCAAGATACAGGCAGGCGAGTGGGAATCTAGCATCAAGGCAAATGCGAAGCCATCAACCGACTGGTAAGGAGAATGACATGCTCATCTATGGAATAGACCCCGGATATACAGGAGCAGTCAGCCTATACTGGACAGAGACAGGCAAGCTCGAGTGCTATGACATGCCAACTCTCAAGAACCCCAAGGGTAAAACTTTAATTAACTTACATGAGCTATTAAGAATACTAAACAACGAGGCAGACGAGTCATGCCTTGCAGTAGTTGAACGTGTCTCGGCCATGCCGGGTCAAGGTGTCAGTAGTACCTTCCGCTTTGGACAGGGCTACGGGCAAATAGAGATGGGCATTGCAGCATGTAAGCTGCCCATCCAATACGTCAGTCCCGCCGTGTGGAAGAAACACTTTGGCTTGAACAGGGACAAAGGCGTGAGCCGTGGGCTAGTGACGCAACGTCTTCCGCACTACGCTCATTTATTTGCTAGAGTAAAGGATGATGGCCGAGCAGAAGCCACACTGATTGCTCTCTATGCAGCAGAGAAACTTATCTAAGGAGAACACAATGACTATAAAACAAACAGACGAGATCAAAGCGTATCTCAAGCAAGGCTATCGCATCACAGCAATTGATGCGCTGCAAACATTCGGATGCTTTAGATTAGCAGCGCGAATCAAAGACCTCAAAGACGAAGGCATGGAGATCGACAAGGTAATGGTTAAGACTGCCAGCGGCGCTCGTGTTGCACAGTATTACAGTCCATCGAAGGTACGCACATGACATACAAAACAACCAAGCTCAGTGAGGCAGCGCGCCCGTCCATATGGGACGCGCATGTCGCCAAAGCAGCAAGCTCTCCCGTTCAAGCACGTGAATACAAGAGGTCTGGCTATGTGTTAGACAGCGATAAGATTATAGCGGATCGCATTCGCAATGGCGAAGCAGTCGGTGAGCCATACCTTAAGGGCCTAACAAAGCAGCGGCTCAAGAAATTCCAACACCTCACTGAAGAAGACTTCGAGAAGTATGGAAAGTATGAATGACGTTACGTCACTTTATATTGCTTTAACTGCACATAAGCAGTAGGCTACTATAAAATAACAAAGGAGAACAACATGGAACGCAAGGGTTTCATAGGTGGTTCCGACTGCGTAAAAATAATGCAGGGGAACTGGCTAGAGTTATGGCAGATCAAGACAGGCAGAGTTGAGCCTGAAGATTTGTCTCGCAACATTGCAGTGCAGATGGGTATACAGACTGAAGAGTTTAATCTGCTCTGGTTTGCAAGGGAATATGACTGCAATCTATTAGGGTTTCAGAAATCATTTGAAGAAAAGATTGGGTTAGTCCCGGTCAAAGGTACAGTCGACGCTATAGTTTTTGACTCTATTGTAGAGGCCAAACACACCAACGCTTATAATACTTTGGATAAGGTTATCGAGTATTACATGCCGCAGCTACAGCTATACATTCACCTAGCCAAGGCTGAAGGCGCGCATCTATCTGTTATCTTTGGCAACAACAAGTGGGAGTCAGCTCATGTCAAGCGCAACGAAGAGTATTTCAATTCTATGTGGGCAGTGGTGTCGGACTTCTGGGGTTACGTTCTTCGCGATGAAGAGCCAGTTGGTAATGACCAGCCGATACAACTTAGCATTGACAAGGTGTCGGTGGACAACATGGTCAGGCGCGATGCAACCAAAGACAACGAGTTCAATGACGCGGCCTACACTTACGTTACTTTAGAAGCAGACGCCAAAGCATTTGAGTCAGCAAAGAAACAAATCAAGAGTATGGTTGGCGACAATGAGCGTGAAGTTTACTGCGATCACCTTACAGCTAAACGTGACAAACGCGGAGCCATCCGCATAACAAGGAGAACTAACAATGACTGACACAGCAATCAAGGCGCTGCTCAAAGCGCAGCAAGCTATGGAATCTGTAAAGAAAGATAGCGTGAACCCACACTTCAAGAACCGTTACGCCTCACTCGAAGCAGTGATTGACGCTACGTCAAGCGTGTTCCAAGAGAACGGGTTCGTAGTTATGCAGCCCTGTGGTCGTGACGAGCTGGGTGTGTATGTAGAAACAAAGCTGCTTCACACTTCAGGAGAAGCCTTCTCAAGCAAGGTTTACCTAGTCTTGAGTAAACAGGACATGCAGGGATTAGGCAGCGCTATAACCTATGCTAGACGCTACGGCTTGCTAGGTATGGCTTGCCTTGCAACAGAAGATGATGACGGCAACATAGCCGCTAAGCAATCAAGCGGTGTTCAAGTCACGAAGGGCTTAACATCAGGAGATACATC